CCAGCTAAATCTTTATACTCATTTGCCGCTGTGTCAAGATTGCTAGTGTCAACTTTTGTATCTTTTAATTCAGTATTGAGTTCACCCGTTGCGTTGGCTAACTGATTAACAGGTGCAACAACTTCTTGCACTGCATCGCCTACATTTTCAATGTTACGTGCAGCATCTCCAGTATCAATACTTTTAATTGCATCACCTACACTTTCAATTTTAGCAGTATCAATCGATTCTATTGCTGTGCCAATGTTTTGAATATTGCCACTTTCAATATTTGTAATTGTACTTTCTAATGCTTGAATTTGCGTGTTTACATCAGCAAACGCTTGGCTGTTTGGGTCAAGGCTATTTAGCTGTTCATCCAACTTAATAAGTTGATTATACAACGCATTAAGTGAACTTTGTGTAGCAATAGTAGCTGTGTCAAGACTGCGTAGGTTCTGCTCCGCTTTTGACGTGTCAATTACAAACGATTTTACAATAGTATCTGCCATGTTTAAAATAGGTTATATATCGCAATGCCTATGAGTAATAAAAGGAATATGCGCCATGTCCAAAGCGTTACCTTCCATAGCATGCGTTGCCATGGCTTTAACGCCTTGTTGTGTTGTGATGCAGGCGCAATACCCGCTTTAATGTAGTCCATGCTGCGTTTGATTTGTGTGCTCATCGTACTGCTGTATATTGTATTGCTAGTGTTGTTTTAAATGTATGTGGAAAACCGCCACCACTTACGGTTATATCAAAACGGTGTTGAGTTGGATCAGCGGCCGTGTCAATAGTTAACACGAAAGTAATTCCTCCTCCAAATAGATTATCCTCGCTAATCAAAATCGGAATGGATCCAACAGAAACGCCAGTCGTTTTCCATAAATTGCAATGATAAAGCGCAGTATAATTTTGTCCTGATGATGGTTCGAAGATTGTTATAGTCGCAAGTGCCACCCAATAACTTTCATCAGGTATTACAAGAAAGTTGCCCGGTATATTTTCAATCGGTGGTGTTATAATCTGCCCGGATACGGTCAAGGTATCCTCACTACCATGCATAATCACACCAAATTGCGTGCTTCCTTCTGGTTGTGTACGGTCATTGCCTTTCCATCCACCACCTAAGTGAAATCCGCTAGTGCTAGTCATCACATTTTTACCCACCATTGCATTACCTGCAACCGCTGTATCTAATTTGAGTGTATCACCAACAGCTAATGTGTTATTATTTCCATCTGCAACAGCTAACTCAACACCTTGCTGAACGCTGCGCGTGTTTGAATTAACCGTCTCATTACTCGTATTTCGTGGTAATTGGTTGGTGCTTGTGCCGGTTACACCGCTAACAGGTCGACCGCCTCTATTGTTGAAGGCATAGCATTTATCCGTAGTTTCATTCCAGTTATATCCATAACGAGTGCAGCAACTTGCTGTTGCCTCAACGGGATTACCTGCATTATCTACAAAGTTTACAGTACCATCAAAAGATACTGATTCAGGGGTGCTTGAACAATCAGGTTCAAAACCTATAAACTTTATTAACTTGACTTTAGTTGATTCAAATTGCCCTACCTTGTAATCACTTATCTCAAGTATGCGCCACTGTGCGCCGTTTACAAAGATAATATCGCTAAACTTGAAGGTAAGAATGTCCGTTAAATCCAGCGCAAAGTAAGCCTCCATGATTCGCGCATTAGGCGAGTAAAGTTCATTGAACGCATTACGCCAATAAATGTTGAATAGATTGTTATAGGGGTTTGCATTAATTTGCGATGGAGGTATTTCAGGCGCAAAGTTTAAGTCGAAATCAAATATATCAGGAAATGTTGTGTTGTAATGAGATAAGGTTGGTATACCAATAGTAACCACCGATTCGACACCTATCGTATCATCATAAACTTTCATTGAGATTGAACTAATAACATAACCACAACGAGGCCCGGGAATTATGAATTCATTTTGATCATTAAAAAATTGTGGTATAGGTATATCTGTGCCGGGTATTACTCCACATGGCATGCTGCGTGTTACGAGTTGGACGCTATTTTCACCTGTGGTAAATGTGCTTGGAGTAATATCAGGATTTACTGTGTATTTCTCCGCCTTGTATTGACCATATGTTCTACCATTGTCTTTATAGAGTTTAGACAAGTAATCTTCACCTGCTGTATAGGTAAACGTTGTTTTGTTTTTTTGCAGTTCAACCGTGCTATAAATCGTAATGTCTTTACTGATATCAAGCTTTGAGTTCCAGTCTACATCATTGCCAGTGCCAATGAAATTATTATAGGGTACAATGCTTATCTTTTTTGGGTTATTACGATCGGACACAATCGCACAGTTATGCATCTTAATGATATCATTAACGAAATCAATTTGACGCATATCGGGTGCATTCAAATTATAGATAAACGTTGAGCCAAATTTGAATTGTGTGCCAACCAACTCTACAAGTGAACCACCTAGATTTCCATTGCCTCCTAATATTGCAACAGTTGCTGAACCTATCTGAGCACCGGCATTTGAGAGAGTTATTGCTGAAAGTGCAAATTCTACTGTATCTCCCGTATCTAAATCGATTCCATAAGTAATATCAAGATTTAATGCTGTGGTATATTCATATGAACCGATAAAATTTTCAATACCACCATTTTTTCTATAAAAAAGATTGACACGTGTTCTTGAAGCACCTCCTATATAGCCGCTACTTTGCATTGAATAAGTCAAATGAAAAGTAAACCTACCACGTGCAGGTGCAGTATATAAACCTAGTGTCGGGTCAAAATCATTATTGTTATCAAATACTTCCGTTAAACCATCATAATTATTAAACGAGTTTAGCGTAAGTAACCTTGGTGCTAAATTGTAAGCACGGAATGCGTAAGCAGGCCCAAAGTCATCAGTATCTAAATAACTTTTGTTTATCCAAGGCATGTGATACCCGGCAAGAATCAAAAGCAAATCGGGCGCGTCTAATTCAAAGCCAGCATCCGACATAATTTCTTTAAGCAAGTAATCCCACCGCACAGCTGGAGTAAAGTCCACTGCATACAATGGATTGCTGCTATCACTAATTCTGCGTGTACCTGCTTGACCCTCCTCACTCCACAGTTGACCGCGATCTGTAAGCACCCATTGCCGCATTAAATTAGCAACAGTAATATTTCCAAAATTTACCACCTCGTTTTGATTAGGCAAATCGCTTAACTCAGCAAGTTTTTTTTCACCGATGGTCTTGAACAAATCAGGTGTTTCAGCGTAGAAAGCTAATTCCACTTCATTCAATCTACCTTGCTGTTGATACACCTTGCGTACACGAATGTAACCCTTGGCAATGGGCAGCGTATCTACGCGTATTTCAGCAGGCAACTTATAGTGAAAATAGTTATTAATGCCACCATCGTAATTGACATCGAAAAGCGCACCTAGTGCTAATAGGTTACGGTCTGTAACCGGTACACGAAACTCACGGCTAAATGCGCCTAATGCTTGAAAGTTATTGAGGTCACTATACTGCCAATTCTGTGATATACTTTCGTTTTCCCAAAGGTCTAAATAGTATTCTTGTGATGCAGGTGCAAGGCTATAAATCTCATAGGTTAATGATTCAACTTCAATAGGTGTCCAATCCACAAATGTTACAGTACTCCATGTTGTACCATCATAAGTAGCTGTTGCAAGTTCAAAGGTTCCAATAACACCAGTAAGAGTTGAAGTTATTTGTACATAATGACCGATGTATACAGTCATATCACCCAGCATGAAAATAGTGTACGTACCAAACTCAACATATCCACCTGTATTATCTATAACGGTATCACCGGGGCCACCTGCCCCTTCAACTCGTACTATTAAACTTACCTCTCCGTTCATGTTATGTCCAGTATTCGTTAGCCATTCTTACTTTCAACGTCAAGTTATATAACTTTCCATCGTATGTACGCTTCTCAACGTATGTGCTGTCATCAATGTTTACAGCTATGTATGAGCCATCCTCATTAAGCATATGCACTTGATTGCTCACAATCAATCCGCGCAAGTAAACAAAATCTTCCTGTGAGATGTAGTCGGTTGTAACTGTCAATATGCGCTGCGCTAAGTTAGTTCGTTGGTTTAGTCCACGGTCATTTGCGTAGAAGATAGTTGGTGAACTATTGAACAGCGGACGCTTGTAAGTTTTACGATCTACCTCGGTGGTGTATTCTGATTTCTTTTTAAAATTCCAATATTCATAACCACCACGCGCACCTACCCAAGCGAGACGCACGTTAGGCCAATTACATTCGCAATTACCATACTTACATTCATTCCAAAATACATATTGTACTGAGGTTTGTGTAATTGTACCGTTAAATACTTGTACGGTGTAATGTGTCCATAAAGGCCATGCTGAAGGCTTTGCTACAAATCCAACACGATCATTCAAGTTAGCAGGAAATACAGGCAATCCTTGTACACTATTAGTAGTAAAAGTGATTTCATCTTGTGCTGGCGAACCGGGAAAACCTTTGTATAATACAATTCGAACCTTCGTCCCTAAATTGTTACTCAGGTAATCATCACCCACTGGTACATATAATAGCCCGTAATCTTGTTCACGTACAGGAATAACAACTTTACCCGGTTCAATACCCCAAGTCGCAAACATTGGTGGATATTTGGTTGCTATTTGTCTATCACTCATAACAAGTGAATTAGTATCTGTCAATGAAAACTTGACATTTGCTGCGCCTGTTTCGGGATTAGGTTTGTAACCGTCAGTTGGTTGGTAATATTGATTGACAACTTTTATAAGTTCACCGTTTACCTCACTACCTTCTGCTTCTTGCAGTGTGCCATCAATGATATACCATTCAGATATTGTGAAATCTATATTGTTCCAACATTCAGCATCAGTAAGTGTTCCTGATATGGTGTTGTGCAATCTATTGCCTTGCGCTTCGCGATTGCGTAACTGTATCAATGACTGCAAGTCAAAATATAATCTACCATCAGCTGCAGGTGGAATCAAAAAATTATATGTTACACCAGCTCCAATACTAATGGTTACGGTTACGCCATATTGAAAACCATCCTGTCCTT